ACGCTGCGCGACAAATTTGCCAATAGCTACCTAGGTACGGCGAACATCAGCGGCGCGGGCACGCTGACCGGCACGCAGGTGACAACGCCTGTCGTTACTGGACTGACGGCGCAGCGAGTGTATATCCTCGAAAATCTAGCGCCAATTAGCGGCAAGGGCACCCTCGCCCTGCGCTGCGAGATCCATGTGGTGTGATGATGTTTGACTTGACGCGCACCAAAGTAATTGCGCTGATTTGCTACTACGCATGGACGCGGGATATGGACAGCCGGGTGTGCTGGTACACCTGGCGGTATATGATGAAACGGTTTGATGTGGTGCTATGGAAACGATAACCTGGACAACGCAGACGCGCAAGCTGAAAGAACTCATCCCCTGGCCGGATAACCCGCGCCGCCTGACGAAGGAGCAGGGCAAGCGGTTAGCCCAATCCCTGCACAAGTTCGGGTATTCACAGCTAGTCGAGATCGAGCCGGACAATACCATCCTTGACGGGCATCAGCGCGACTTCCTGATGAAAACGATGTCCGAGTTTACCCAGGATACAGAGTTAGAGGTGCGTGTTGCCAGCCGCAAGTTTACGCCGGAAGAACGGCGCGAGTATGTGCTGTACAAGGGGCAGGGCGCGGTTGGCGAGTGGGATATGGACATGATTAGCGCGTGGGACCCGATTGAGCTGACCGAGTTTGGCGGGTTCACGGATGCACAGATGGGCGGGTTTGGGAGTGAGCCGAAAGGCGAAGACCCTGGCGCACAGGTAGACCGTGCCGAAGAACTGCGCGTCAAGTGGCAGGTGGAAAGCGGGCAATTGTGGAAGTTGGGCGAGCATCGCCTGATTTGCGGTGACTGCACGGATAGGACTGTGGTGGAGCGGGTGATGGGGGGGGAGAAGGCGCAATTATGCTTTACTTCCCCACCATACGCGGCGCAAAGAGATTATGAGATTGGCGACTTCGATTGGGATGCGCTTATGTTGGGCATGAGCGTCAACGCAATCAATTTTATAAACATAAATGGCGCTATTCTGATTAATCTTGGATTAGTGCATAAAGAAAAACGCGTTGTTAGATATTGGGATAAATGGCTGGAATGGATGGATAACACAGAATGGCCTTTATTCGATTGGTATGTATGGGACAAAATCAATGGATTAATGGGCGATTGGCGCGGACGTCTGGCGCCTGCGCATGAATGGATATTTCATTTTGCCAATGAGCCCCGGGAAGCCAATAAAACAGAGCGAACAAAATATGCAGAGAATGGGATAACCCACTATAAAAAAGACAAAGTTGGTTTAAGAACCAAAGACGGGACGATGAAAGGTTTTACACAAGCTGGGCAAGAGGTAAGCCAAACAAAAGTGGCGGATAGTGTTATTCGTTGTCAACCAGCCCGGGGAGGAGTTGAAGGACATCCAGCGCCGTTTTCTGTTGATTTTGCTGGCGCCTTAATTGATTCATTTACGAATGCCAATGAAATTGTTTATGAGCCATTCAGCGGATCGGGAACAACGATTGTGGCATGTGAGGGGATGCGACGTTTTTGCAGAGCAGTTGAACTTGAGCCCAAGTACTGCGCCGTTGCCATCGAGCGCTGGGCGCAGATGACCGGAGGCACGCCGGAGTTAGTAGCAGATATACAGCAGGTTACAGCATGAGCGACAACGTTCCTGGAGCGCCATTCAAGAAAGGCGACCCGCGCATCAATCGCAACGGGCGGCCTAAAACCTTCGACGCTGCCCGCGCATTAGCGCAGGAGATAGCGCACGAAGTGGCGACGGGCGACCACGGCGATATTGTCATCGGCAATCATAAGGTGACTATCATCGAGGCGATATTGCGCAAGTGGGCGACCTCGAAAGACCCGCGCTTGCAGATGGCGTTTGTAGAATATGCGTATGGCAAGCCGCCCACGCGCCTGGAGCATACTGGCGAGGATGGTAAGCCCATCGAATTTAGCATGATCGAAGTGATATTACCACCGGAGGATTCCGGTGATAACACAACCTGAACTTTACCAAATCCATAATGACAAGCTGACCTTCCGGCTTCATCCTGGGCAGGCGAAGGCGTGGCGCAGCAAACGGCGCTTCACTTTTGTCATCGCGGGCACGCAGTCGGGTAAAACCTCATTCGCGCCACTGTGGTTATCACGCGAAATCCAGCAGGCAGGACATGGCGACTACCTGGCGGCTACCGCGACTTATGACTTGTTCAAGCTCAAATTCCTGCCGGAGATGCGCCAGTATTTCGTGAGCATGTTGGGCTGGAAAGAGGACAAGTCAGATCGCGTGTTCTGGCGCGAATACAAGCCGCGCATGTTTGACCGCATCATCCTTCGCTCAGCCTCCAGTGAAGGCGGGCTGGAAAGTGCTACGGTGCGTGGGGCGGTGCTCGACGAATGCGGACAGGATGAATTTCGCGTCACGGCCTGGGAAGCGGTGCAGCGCCGTCTTTCTCTCAGCCAGGGTCGCGTGTTAGGCGGCACCACTCCGTATAACATGGGATGGCTCAAACAGCAGGTGTATGACCTGTGGCGCGCGGGCGATCCCAATTACAACGTGATCCAGTTCGCCAGCATCATGAACCCGGCCTTTCCAATGGCAGAATATGCGCGGGCGAAAGCGACGTTGCCGAAGTGGAAATTTGAAATGTTCTACAACGGCAATTTCACCCGGCCCGCGGGCATGATCTACGAGGACTTCAGCGATGAGTACCGCGAGCTTGGCGGCAACAAGGTGCACCCGTTCGTCATTCCGCCGGAGTGGCCGCGCTACGTGGGTATCGACTTCGGTGCGGTGCACACCGCCCTGGTATGGATCGCGGAGGATCCAGAGATGCACGTGTACTATCTCTACCGCGAATATTTAGAAGGCGGCAAGTCAACCCAGGGGCATGTGCGCGACGTGCAGGCGCTGGGCAAGGGAGAAAATATTACCTCCTACGCCGGCGGCGCAAAGAGCGAAACGCAGCAGCGCATGGATTGGGCGGCATCCGGTATCAGCGTGCGCGAACCGCTCATCTCGGATGTGGAGGCGGGCATTGACCGGGTGAATGAACTGGTCAAGACAAAACGCCTTTATGTGTTCGATACCTGTAAGGGAGTGCTGGATGAATTTGGAACGTACAGCCGCGAGATTGACGACTTCGGCCAACCGACGGAAAAGATCAAGGACAAAGAGACTTTCCACCGGCTGGACGCTGTGCGATACGACGCAAGTATGTTAGGGCCAATGGTGAAATACGTGGAGAACCCCAATATTGTTAACGAGGATTACATGGGCGGTGAATCATGGGAATATTAGACAACTTTATCAACCGTTTGGTGGACAACTTCAGCGCCAGGATTTCTGACGCCTATTTACAGCGCGGCAAGGAAATATCCCGCGCGCGGGCGTACTATTTTGGCGATCAGCGCAAGATGATGCGCAAGCGCGCCAACGGCCCGGACTACAACATCACCGTCAATTTCATCAAGCCGATTGTCAACAAAAGCGTCTCGCTGCTATTTGGCAAGCCGGTCAAGTTTGAGTATCCCGAAGGCGCGACCGCCCAGCAAGAATACATCGAGCAGGTATATGAGAGCAACAAGCAGGGTATCATGCTGCACAACCTGGCACGCTACGGCAGCGAGGCGGGGCATGTGTTTCTCAAATACCAGCCGCAAGCCGAAGGACTACCGCGCCTCATCCCGCTTGACCCTGAAATCACTGAAGCCATCCCGCATCCTGACGACAAAGATATGGTGATCGAATACCGCATCACTTACAAGTCTATTGGTCTTGACGGCAAAGAAGTCAACAAGATGGAAATCACGCGCATGGGCTACTATGAAACGCAGCTCACGCGCGATGGGGTATATGAGATTGTTGACTCTGCGGCTGAGGAGCCAGTACAAAACTGGAAGGTGCAGAACTACGAAGCCAGCCACTTGACTGGTGGCAAGTGGCAATTGGTCAGCGAGGAACTGTGGGACTATCCCGACCCGCCGATTATCGACTGGCAGAACTACCCCAACCCATCCGAACACTACGGCATCCCCGATGTCACGGATGATGAAATCCAATTGCAGAACGTGATCAACTACACCGTCAGCAACCAGAACAAGATCATCGCCAGCCACGGGCATCCATTCACCTGGGGCAACATGGTGGGAGTTGAAAAGAAGCAAGAAATGGGGCCGGACATTTGGCCTTCCTACGAGAACCCGGATGCAAAGTGGAACCAACTACCGCCTATCGGCGACATGCCGGGCATTGACCTGTTTTTGAACTGGCTGAAAGGCGCACTGTTCGAGATAACCCAAACAGTTGACATGGCGACGCTGCATGACAAGGTCGGGACGCTGACAAACTTCGGTTTGCATGTACTATTCCAAGACGCGTTGAGCAAACTGGACACCAAGCGCGAATTGTACGGCTGGGGACTGCGCGAATTGAACCGGCGCATCCTTGTATTTGGCAACCTTGAGCCGGTCGAGTGCAAAGTGATTTGGGAAGATCCACTGCCCAAGAACGAGAATGAAATTTCCGCGATGTACCAGGCTGATTTGAACATGGGCATCGTGGATAAACAAACGGTCGCCGAGCGGCGCGGCTACGATTGGGATACGGTCAAGGAACGTCTTGACGAAGAACAGCAGTCGCAGGAAAACATCGGCTCTGTGCTGCTCAACGCATTCAACCGCAACGGGGGAGGCGGCGCTGCTGCAAGATAACGTCGAATATGTTATATTTTGTATAATACGACATTTGTGGTAAAATGAAATTGTCTAAGGTTAATGGCGGATTCATTTGCCCACAAACGCCCGGCATTATCGGTAGTCCGCCACCTTAGACAAGAGGCAAAATCGATGATGCCGGGCGCTTGCGTTAAGGATGCGGTTGGGTCAGGTAAGGCACGTTGTGGTCAGGTCCGGTTTGGTATGGTCGGGCGAGGTGAGGCAAGGTAAGGCAAGGAGGCCGATGAAAGTAGTTATTCTGGCGGGCGGTAAAGGTACAAGACTAGGCAGCGTCACAAAGACGATACCCAAGCCAATGGTTTGTGTTGGAAGAAAGCCATTGCTTTGGCATGTTATGTCAATCTATGCCGCGCAAGGATTTGATGAATTTCTGATTTGCGGCGGCTATAAAATCGAGGTAATAGGCCAATGGCTGGAGCGTTCTAGTCTGCCCTGGAATATACGCCTTATCGACACAGGGCAAGAAGCTACAACCGGATCGCGCGTAAAGCAATTGGAGCGTTATTTATCGTCGGCGTTTCATCTGAGTTATGGTGATGGCGTTGGCAACATTAATATTTCAGAATTGGTAAAGTTTCACGGTGCACATCAAAGTTTTTGCACCGTCAGTGCGGTACATCCCCCGCCCAGGTTTGGAGAATTAAACCTGGAGGGGGATTATGTTACCAAGTGGAGCGAGAAGCAACCTGGACCTGGTTGGATCAATGGCGGGTTCTATGTTGTAGAGCCAGAGGCATTGGATTTTATTGACCCTAGTCTGGCATGGGAATATGGTGCGTGTTGCGAAATGGCGCAAAGAGGATTGATGACCGCATATCACCACACTGGTTTTTGGATGTGTGCAGATTACAAAGAGGATATTGCGATGTTACAAAAAAAGTGGAAGGAGGGCGCATGGTCTGGTCTGGAAAGCGCGTCTTAGTCACAGGCAGCGCAGGCTTCATCGGCAACGCGCTGATAGGGGCACTGGCAGAGCGCGACGCCGACTACCAGCAGTATGACATCCAGTATGGCGATGATGTGCTGGACTACGCGCGCCTGCGCGACTTCATCGAGCGAGGTCGAACTGGTCTACCATCTGGCCGCGCAGCCGATTGTGCCCATCGCCAACAAGTATCCATTTGGCACGCTGCAAACGAACATCATGGGCACGCTGAACGTCCTGGACATCTGCGAGCGGCACGCCATTCCGGCGATCATCGCCAGTTCAGACAAGGCTTACGGCGAAGCGACCGAAGGCTACACCGCCGACAGCCCACTCAACGCGCGCTACGCCTACGACGTATCCAAAGCCTGCGCGGACAAGATCGCCCAGGTGTACATCGACCGCGGCGCGGCAGTCAAGGTGATGCGTCTGGCGAACGTATACGGCCCCTACGATACACACCGCAGCCGGCTGATACCGCATGTCATCCAGGCGTATTTGAAAGGCGAACGGCCTGTGCTGCGCGGCGCCCCCGCGATGGTGCGCCCGTGGCTGTACATCGACGACGCCGTGCAAGCCTACCTTGACGCGGCGTACAGCAACAAAACCATTCTAGCCGTTGGCGGCATACCGCATACTGTGGGGGAAGTCGTGGAAACGATACGGCAGATCATAGGGGGTGAGCCGCCTATTGTGAAGGGTGACGCCAAATGGGAACTGCGCCACCAGGTGTTCTTGCACCCTGACGTGGATGATACTTTTGAGATCAATGTTGCCAAAACAATTTCATGGTGGAGGGAGATGCTGTGATCGTCGTCCCCGTCACCGGCAAGATAATCGGCGATACCGAGAAAGCCAACGCGCACGCGGCCATCGAAGAAGGCTGGCTGACCGAAGGACGCTGGGGCGCGGAGTTCGAGCGCAAGCTGCGCGAGTTCACCGGGCGGCGCGAGGTCATCCTGTGCAACAGCGGGTCGAGCGCCAACCTGCTGGCGTTGGCGGCGCTGGAACTGCCGAAGGGCAGCGAGGTCATCACTACGGCGCTGAACTTCCCGACCACGCTCAACCCGATTATCCAACTTGGCCTCGTGCCCGTGTTCGTGGATGTCAACCTGCCGCAGATGACTGCGAACGTCGAGCAGATAGAGGCGGCGGTCACGGATAAAACGCGGGCGATCATGCTCGCGCACACGTTAGGTGTGCCGTTCGACGTGCAGGCCGTATTGCAGATTTGCAAGCGGCACGATTTGAGACTTGTGGAGGACTGCTGCGATGCCCTCGGAACAAAGCGCAACGGTGTGGGTGACTTTGAGACTTACTCCTTTTACCCTGCTCATCAAATTACTACCGGCGAAGGTGGTGCGCTGGCTACTGACAATCCCAAATTGGCTAAAGTGGCGCGATCATATCGTGATTGGGGTCGTGATTGTTGGTGTCCGACGGGCCACGATAACACTTGCGGACGTAGGTTTGACTACAATCCCGAACACAAATACTACTACACCCGCATCGGCTACAACCTCAAAATGACGGACATCCAGGCGGCGATCGGTTGCGCGCAGATGGACAGGCTGCCAGGGTTTGTGTTAGATAGACATCGTAACCACGCCTATTTGAGAACCTCTATATATGGACATCAACTTGAACATTATTTCGGTGAATTTATTGTAACAATGGGCGCTTCTTACTTTGGCTTCTCCCTCATTTGCCAACCGCACATTGACCGCAACAATCTCTGCCGCTACCTGGACAGCGTAGGCGTGCATAACCGGCCTGTGTTCGCGGGCAACGTGCTGCGCCAGCCGGCCTACAAGGACATCGAATACCGCGCGCCGTTCGCGCTGCCCAATACCGACGTGGTGCATGAGCGCGCGTTCTGGATCGGCTGCTGGCCTGGGCTGAGCGTTGAACAGCTTGATTATGCGGTGGAGAAGATCAAGGAAGGGGTGAAGTTATGCGCATCTTGATAACAGGTGGGACGGGTTTTGTGGGCCGGCAGATGCAAGACTCCAAAGAAAATATTGGCGTACTCAATCATTATCTATACCGATATGGAAATTGGGACTGTCAAAGTTGGGACGCCATCATCCACCTTGCGCCCGTGCTGCCCGACCGCGTGATCGATTGCGCCAAAGAGTGCGGCGCGCGCATCCTGTACGCCTCGTCCGGCGCGGTGTACCACACGCACCCCAACGAGTACGGCAAGATGAAAATATCCGGCGAACGGATGCTGGCTGAAAGCGGCGTAGATTACGTGGTAGCGCGGATGTTCGCCTTCATGGGGCCGCACATGAAATGGGACAACTTCGCCGTGGGCAACTTCATCCGCGACGCCTGCGCGGGCGGGCCAATCCGCATCCAGGGCAGCGGGCAGGTGGTGCGCTCTTACCTGTACGCCTCAGATATGGCGGCCTGGCTGTGGAAGATATTGCTGGAAGGCAAGCGCGGCGAGACTTACGACGTGGGTTCGGAAATTCCGACGACCACGCTCGAACTGGCGCAGGTGATAGCGCATCATGCCTGCCTCGACTGCGACATCATCATCGAGAACCGCATCAAGGAAGAACAAGCGCCGGTCTACCTGCCGCGCATGGCCTGGGTGACACGGGCGGCGCTGAATGTGCGCCAGACCATAGGATTGGACGAAATGATTGACCTGACCATCAAAGCATATCGAGAGGAGCAACATGCGAAAAACTTGCCCTGAGTGCGGCAGCCCTGAACGGCTGGAAGATTGGACGATGGACTTCCTCGTGCCTGACGGCTGGACACTGCCTACCACGAACACCGTCTGCATGTGCAAAGCGTGCGGGCTGACATACTACGATAACGACGCCACCCAGGCGGATTATGACACCTACTACCGCGAACGGTACGGCTTCGACGGCAATCTGCATCAGGAGGCCAACCTGACGCGGCTCGATGAACTGGTCGCGCTGGTGGCTGGATTTGCGAACAAAGAAGATTTGATTATCGACTTCGGCGGCGGGCGGGAAGCCTACCTGACCACGCAGCTCAACAAACTAGGCTTTGCCAACGCGCGCACGGTGGAAGTCGGCGCGGAGATGCCCAAGAATATCGACGTGCTCATCTCGTCGCACGTGTTCGAGCACCTGTACAACCTGCGCGAAATAGTGGGCGGGCTGGTAAGCGCATTATCTAAAGACGGCAAATTTGTGGTCGAAGTTCCCGACGAATGGATGGAGGTCGTGCTTCCCGATCCCGTGCCGATCCTGGACTACCACCAGAAGCACATCAACCACTTTGCGCCGTATATGTTGGATGCGCTCATGGATTCCTTCGGCTGGCAGCGCACCTATCAGCATGGAGGGCCGACGCCCTGGTATTTTGGCTATCACTACCGCGCCGTTTACGAGAAGGACGTGGCGCGCAAGATGTACTATCGCTCGATGATGCGTGTCAATGTGCTGGTCAATGCCAAGCTCGCCAAAATACAGCAGGAAGTTCACGGGCAAGTCGTCGTTTGGGGCTGCGGCGATTACTGCTTGCACATGCTGACCAAGATCAAGCTGGACATTGCTTACTTTGTCGACCGCGATCCTGCGTTCCGCGGCGCGACCATCGGCGGCGTGCCTGTGCTGGAGACGGTGATAACCGACCACCCGATTGTAATCATGGCGCAGAACCAGCAGAGCGGGATACTGCACTGTATCGAGCAGGAAGGGATAAAAAATGCCGTTATCGTCATCTAAGCGCGCCATCGTCACCGGCGGCAGCCGCGGCATCGGGCTGGCAATCGTCAACGCTTTCTTCGCGGCTGGCTACAACGTGACCTCGTTATCTCGCAGCGAGGGCATAGATTTGCTCGACGCTAACACGCGCAGCAATCTGATGATGGACTGCGACGTGCTGGTCAACAACGCCTGGACACAGCAGTTCAAGGAGGCGGCGTACTACGATTACGCGATGCTGGCGCAAGATTTTGAATGGGTTCAGGCGACGATGGAATTATGCCGCAAAGCAAGCGCCCACATGCGCGCGCGCAAGTTCGGGCGGATTATCAATATCGCATCCATCGCCGGCATCCAGGGCACGCGCTACTGCATCGGCTATTCGATGTGCAAGGCGGCGCTAATTGAGATGACGAAGTGCCTGTCAAACGAATGGGCACCTGACGGCATCACGGTCAACGCCATCGCGCCAGGCTACATCGAGACCGACATGCTGGGCGGCCTGATGGCTGACACCATCCACGCCAACGTCACGCGCGGGCGCATCCCCGTGGGTGACTTCGGCTTACCTGACGATGTGGCTGCGGCTGCGCTGTTTTTAGCGAAGCCTGAAGCCCGCTATATTACCGGGACTGTACTGCCAGTCGACGGAGGCTGGCTTGGGAGATAACATGACACGAATTAACGGTAACGACCTGCGCACGCAAGAACCGCGCCTGAAACTGCAGGACGTTGTACCCCTGGCGCATCCGCTGGTGATCTACCTCGAACCCACCAACGCGTGCAACTTCCGCTGCGATTTCTGCCCAACAGGCGACAACGCGCTGATTAAGAAAGTCGGACGTCCGGTGGGCTACATGACGATGGACTTATGGAAAAAGATTATCGCCGATTTACAGGAGTTCGGCGAGCCGCTGGAAAAGGCGCACCTGTTCAAGGACGGCGAAAGCCTGCTGCATCCCAAGTTCAGCGAGATGCTGGCCTACCTGCGCGACAGCGGCGTGGTCAAAGACATTCGCATGAAAACCAACGGCAGCATGTTGAAACCTGAACTCAACCAGAAGTTAGTCGACGGCGGCCTGAACCAGATTGGCATCAGCATCGAGGGCGTGACGCCGCAGGATTACAAAACCCGCGTCCATGCGCGCATCGATTACGATAAGATGCGTGAAAACGTGCTGGACCTGTACCAGCGGCGCGGCGACACGCTGAAAATATACATCAAGATCCTGCGCCAGTTATTGACGCCGGAGGACATTGAACAGTTCTACGCCGATTGGGAAGATCGCTGTGACTTCATCGGCCTGGAGGATTTGCACGGCTGGTCGACTGGCGAAGAAAAAGACTTCACCCTGGGCTACACCTCCGATACCTACGACGGCGGTAAGCTGGTGGAAAAGCTCGTATGCCCGTTGGTGTTTTATTCGCTATCTGTCACCTGGGATGGAAAAGTCGCGCCATGCCAGGAGGATTGGGCGCGCAGGGCGATTATTGGCGACGTGACGACACAATCCATCAAAGAGATTTGGAACAGCGAACAGGCGTACCGCTTCCGGCGGATGCACCTTGAAGGCAGGCGGCATGAGAACGCGGCGTGCCGCGGCTGCTATTACCAGAAGATCGTGCCGGATAATATCGACCCCTACCGCGAACAAATGCTGAGGAGATTGGATGAAAACCGCTGACGCCATTTTCTACGTTCTCAAAGAGCACGTGGACACCGTGTTTTTTGTCCCTGGCGGGCAAGCCATGTATCTGGTCGACGCGCTGGGGCGGTCGGGATTACAGCATATCTCTATGACCAGCGAAGCGGGCGCGGGCTTTGCCGCCATCGGCTACGCCATGGCGCACGGGTTCGGCGTGGTGCTGACCACCTCCGGCCCTGGCGCTTTGGATGCGGTCGGCGCGTGCGGCGCGGCGTGGATGGATAGCGTGCCGGTGCTTTTCATATCGGGCAACGCGCGCAGCGATACCCTGATTGGCAACAGCGGACTACGGACGCGGGGCAATCAGGAGGTGGATATTGTGTCTGTGGTGAAGCCAATAACGAAATACGCTGAACAAGGATTGATGAACGGGCCGTCATTTCCTGAATTGATATATGCTGCGCTCGCTGCGCGGCAAGGCCCCGTCTGGCTTGACATACCTTTGGACGTTCAAAACGAGGAGGTTAGATGAGTGTTTATATCGTGGCTGAAATCGGCATCAATCACAACGGCAGCCTGGAGACGGCGCGCAAGCTGATCGACGCGGCGCGCAATGCGGGCTGTAACGCGGTCAAATTCCAGAAGCGCACAATAGAGGTGTGCTTCACAGCGGAGGAGTTAGCCAAACCGCGCGAAACGCCATTCGGTACGACGCAAGGTGATTACAAGCGCGGCATCGAGTTCGGGCGCAAAGAGTACGACGAGATTGACGACTACTGCCGGAGGCTGGACATGCCCTGGTCGGCGTCGTGCTGGGATTTGCAAGCGCTGGACTTCATCGCTTATTACAACCCGCCCTGGTTCAAGATTGCGTCGGCCTGCCTGACGGATGATGAACTGCTGATTGCAACGCGGGCGAAAGGAAAGCCGATTATCCTTTCAACCGGCATGAGCACCCTGGAGCAGATCGACCACGCGGTTGACGTGCTGGGCAAGCATGACCTGACCCTGATGCACTGCTGCGCAGCTTATCCCGCGGCGTGGGAAGATTTGAACCTGCGCGTCATCCAGACCTTACAGCAGCGCTACGGCGTGCCGGTGGGCTATTCCGGGCATGAGACTGGCTTGCCATCCGGCCCGGCTGTGGTAGCCCTGGGCGCGGTGGCGATTGAACGGCACATAACGTTAGACCGCGCCATGTGGGGCAGCGACCAGGCGGCGAGCCTGGAGCCGGGGGGACTGCTGAAATTCGTGCGCGATGTGCGATTGGCAGAACTTGCCCTGGGCGACGGCGTGAAGCGCATCTGCGCGAGTGAGATGCCGGTGATGAAGAAGCTGAGGCGGGTGCATGTGCTATAAGCCCGTCATCCTGATTGGCAACGGTTGTCGCGGCAACCCTGTGCTGGTCAATTACCTGTGTGGGTTGGGCATCCCCGTGCTGACTACCTGGATGGCAGCCGACCTTGTGCCAGAGGACAGCCCCGTCTTTTGCGGTCGGTCTGGGGTAGTAGGGCAGCGCGCGGCGAATATCATCCAGCAGATGGCGGACCAGATTTTTGTCGTTGGCGCGCGATTGGACGGTGGGCAGGTCGCGCACAATCTGGCGGGATTTGCGCCGAAGGCTGAGAAAGTTGTCATTGACGTGGATCCGGCTGAATTGAATAAATTACCTTCCACTTGGGTTAAGAGGCGTATTGATTTACACGGTAACTTTGGCGTATTCATGGATAGAGATGATGTAGACCCCTCCTGGCTCGCCTGGTGCCGTGCCCTCTACGCCCGCTTTCGCCCTGAACTGGACGGAATTGACCGAGACGATTACGTTGACCCGTACCGCTTTATCTCGCTGCTATCCGAGGCGGCGCGGCCTGACGATATATTCATTTCCGGCGCGGGCACGTGCTGCGAGGCTTTCATGCAGTCGTTCAAGGTCAAGCGCGGGCAGCGCGTCATGCCCCTGGCAAGTAACGGCGCGATGGGCGCGGATATCCCAATGGCAATCGGTGCGGCGTTTGGTGCGCCAGGACGGCGGGTAATCTGCGTCACGGGCGACGGCGGCTTCGCCATCAACTCGCCTGAACTGGAAGTGGTGCGTAGACACAACTTGAATATAAGGTTTTTCGTATTCAATAATTCGGGGTATGGCTCCATTCGCAACATGCAGAAGGCGCGGTTCGGGCGGGTGGTTGGGGCGGACGAGGGCAGCGGGTTCAGCGTGCGCCCGCCTGATTTAATTGCAGATAGCTATAACTTGCGCCATGACTATTACGGCAATGCTAAAGAGATATACGAATACATGGATTGGGACAGCGACCAGCCGACCGTCTATGAACTGCAAGTCGCCCCCGACTTCACGCCCTTGCCGAAAGTGATGTCATCTGCCGCGCTGAAGCCCGACCCGATGGAGGACATGACCCCGCATCTTGACCCTGCGGAGTTGAAGGAGATTATGGATTATGGCAACAGGGAACGAACTGATAGACCTCGCCGAACAGTTTCGCGCGCGTGTCCTGAAACGTGACGCGGCGACGCTGGAACGGCTGACGAAGGCTTACGCGCAGATCCACAAGAAGGCGCTCGCCAACCTTGAAAACCTGACCAATGCCATCCTTGCGAAAGGGGGTGATCCTACTCTCGGACAGATTCAGCGCATGGCGCAGTATAAGCAATTACTCGCCGATATCGAAACCGAAGTGGCGCAGTTCGGGCAGTACCTCAAAACCGAAGTGCGCCTGGAAGCCGAGCAGCTCATCGCCCAGGCTTCGCGCGACGCCAAGATGCTCATTGCCCGCGCGTATGGCGACACGGCGGAAATCAACGCGCTGATCAAGATGCTCAACCCGTCGTTTGTTGAAACCTTGATGGGCTTTCTCGAACCGGACGGCAAGTTGTGGACGTATTGGGACACGCACGGCAAGCAGGCGGCGGCGGACGTGGCGCGGGTGATCATGGAATCGATTGGCCTGGGGCGCAACCCGAAGGCGTGGGCCGGGGCATTGACGCAGGCGCTGGGCGCGAACCTGACCAGCGGACTGCGCACCGCGCGCACAATTCAATTATGGTCGTACCGCGAAAGCACGCGCGCGAATTACGTCGCCAACCAGGAGATCGTGCCAAAGTGGCAGTGGTACGCCAGCCTTGACGGCATCACCTGCCCGGCGTGCATCGCGTTGCACGGCAAGATTTTCGACAACGCGAACCCGATGGAAGGTCACTGGAACTGCCGCTGCACACTTTTGCCCGTCACCATTCTGGACACGGGGCGCGACGTGCAAAGCGGCGAGGAGTGGTTCAAGGCGCAGCCAGAGGCGCGCCAGCGCGACATTTTAGGCCCTGGCAAGTACGACGCGTGGAAGGCGGGCAAGTTCGAGTTTGGGCAGCTTGCCAAACATACGGATGACGTGGCTTTCGGCAAGATGTGGACGGAGACGCCGCTAAAAGACCTTGTGCCTACTGAGGTATCACCGCAATGAGCAGGCCCAGGCCCGCCATGATCACGCCCAAATTGCGCCAGGATTTATTTTTCTTCTCGCCCACGAAATACCCGATGAGAAGGGGCACGCCTAAGAAAATGAGCAGTCCGCCTAAGACAATCATATTCACCTCACCAACACAGTATATAACAAAACGGGGGCAGGATGCTATCTGAGCACGAGTTTTTGATGCTGATCCGCGAGGCGCTGCTGCTGCTGCTGGATGCCATCGAACGCAAGCTGGTATGCTCGCCGCGCACGTCTGAATTGCGCCAGCGATACAAACAGTCGTAGATTTTGTTAAATATCGTAATCGACGTATAATGATAGTAACTAAATAAATTTGGCACTTGTACGTTAAAGGCCGCTTCATCCCAGGAGACTGGAGAAGCGGCCTTTTTATTTTGCACCACCAGGAGAATGCCGAGATGGCAGACGAAATCGAAAAGGGCGAGACGCCCGAAAAGGAAGTCGTCGAGCAGCCTGCGCAGAGCGCAGAGGAAAAATTCGACGAGACGCGCGCGATGGAATTGATCAAGAAACTGCGCGCGGAAATCAAAGAGCTTTCCCCGAAGGCCAAGAAAGCGGCCGAACTGGAAGCGGCAGAGGTCAAGCGCAAAGAAGCGCAGATGACCGAAACCGAAAAGCTCGCTAAAGAGCTGGCCGAGGCTAAAAGTCGGCTGAGACAAGTGGAACGGATCGAAATGCAGCGCGCGGCGGCAGAAAAAGCCGGACTACCGCTGGCCTACGCCAAACGGTTGCAGGGCGAGACGCCCGAAGAACTGGAAGCGGACGCCAAAGAAATGCTCGATGCGCTCCCCAAAGCAGAGAAGAAGACCCCCAGCCTGTCGCCCACCAATCCGGGCGGGGCTGCCCAGGGCGAAACGATTGACCAGAAATTAGCTCGTATCCACGGGCAGGGCGTTGATCCTTTCGACCCAATGACAGCCAAGAAACTAGGCGGCGGGGTGCACTTCGTAGAAAGATCCGAATAACGGTATAGGAGGCCGCAATGGCCTTTAACACTTACGCCCTCATCTCTGACTTCGTGAACACCGTATGGGAAGACTCCATGCTGGTGTTACGCGAACAGGGTCCAATGCTGGGGCTGGTGACGCGATTTGCCGACCGGACGGGGATGGCACTGCGGAAAAATGCCTACTACGGCACCGCGACCATCAACCAGATCGGCGAGTCTGACGATCTCACCTCTCAGGTATTGACCCCCACTGTTGAATCCACCCTCACGCCCTACGAGTACGGCGCGCAGTTTTTCCTGACCGACGAACGGCTGGAGAGCGACATCTTCGGCATTCGCCAGGATGCCGCGCAGGAACTCGGCGGAAACTACGGCGAAAAGGTTGACGGTTATCTGGCCGGCCTGTTCTCGTCCTTCACCGGCGGGAGCATCGGCGGCTCGACCCTGATGACCTGGAACACCTTCTTCGGCGCGGAAACCTTGCTGCGCATCGCCAAAGTGCCGCGGCCTTACGTGTGCGTGCTCAGCCCGGCGCAGTATTACAGCCTGGGCACCGCCATCGCCCCCGGAAACACCGTCACCAACTCACCGGCGATCCAGGACCAGTTCGCGCGCAGTTTCGCCATCGGCAACGGAACGAAAGTATACGGCGGCATGTTCAACCGCAACGCCATCGCCTTTGATGTTCGGCGCGCCCCGCGCATCGAACCCGAACGCGACGCCTCGCGGCGTGGTTGGGAACTGAACTTCAGCTCCGTCTTCGCCTACGGCGTGTGGCGTCCCGCCCAGGGCGTTTACATCTGCACCAGCGGCTCAGCGCCTACTTAGGAGGATGCCATGTCTCTCGATGCTCACATCTTTAGTTTTCCTGTTACTGGCGGCACCACCACCGGCGCACTGGGAACCATTCCCTTAGTCGGCACGGCGATGCTGTTCAAAGCCCCGGAAGATGCCAACGGCGGCGGAATCACCGTGCGCGAGGTCTACCTGACTTCGCAAGGCGTGGGCAACGGCACGTTCCAACTGTTCTCGGTTCCCGGCTCAACCCCAGGCACCGGCGGCACCAAGAACGGCACCATTACCAGCTCCTTCGGCACATCCACCATCGCCGCGGGCACGGCCTACAGTTTCACCATCAGCGACGGATGGGTCAACGGCGGGGACTGGGTCTACCTGGCGAAAACCGGCAGCCTGGTCTACCCCGGCGGGAATTTGACCATTGTCTACCAAATGGGGCGCTAGTTTCTAGCGTTTATTGGTAATGACCGGGATAGGGTCGCACCCGAAAAGCAGTACTCCCCGCCGCCTGCCCGGTCAATCCAGGGGAAGTTCAAAGAGAGGGAATTGAACAATGAGAATTTTATGGATGAGCAACTCGCCCTGGTCATCTTCAGGGTATGGGCAGCAAACAGCGTTGTTTCTGCCGCGCCTGAAGAAGTTAGGGCACGAGATGGCCTGCTTCGCGTTTTACGGGCTGGAGGGCGGAGGGCTGAACCTGGCGGGGATCCAATACTACCCGCGCATGGGACACCCCTACGGCAACGATGTCACGATGGCGCACTACCACATGTTCAAGGCTGACCTGCTGATCAGCCTGATGGACGTGTGGGTGATGAACTGCGAGGAATACCCGTCTAACGCGACGTGGGTGCCCTGGTATCCGGTCGACCACGACCCGATGCCGACGATCATTAAAAACAAACTCAGCCGGGCGATGAAGCGCATCTCGTACTCTAAGCACGGGGTTGAGATGACCCACAATGCCGGACTGGACTGCTACTACATACCGCATGGGGTTGACACCGGGATTTTCCACCCAGGCGACAGAAACACGGCGCGCGCCAATCTTGGCTGGCCGAACGATAAGTGGGTTGTGACCACAGTCGCCATGAACAAGGGCAACCCCAGTCGCAAGAACTTTCCAGAGATGGCGGTCGCTTTCGCCGAGTTTCATAAAAAGCACCCGGACACCACATGGTTTATCCAAAGCCAGCGCGGCGACGGGGCGAACGACATGATCAACATCCCTGAGTTGTGCACCAACCTGGGACTGGTCGAGGGCGAAGATTGGGCGATGCCCATGCAGTATCAGACCGCGTTGGGCTTTCCCCAGGTGTACGTCTCCGACCTGTACAACGCCAGCGAGTGCACGATGCTGGTATCGGCGGGGGAAGGCTTCGGCCTGCCCATCCTCGAATCGCAAGCGTGCGGCATTCCGGTGATCACGTCGGGCTGGACGGCGAACAAAGAATTGTGTTTGGCGGGGCGGTTGATCGACAAGAAAGACGCCTATCCGTTTTACACCACCCTGGCAAGCTACCAGTTCAAACCGCGCTGGGAAGCAATCTACGACGCGCTGTGTGAGGAGTACGAGAACCCGACCAGCCTGCCGCAGCGCAAGAAAGCGGTGGAAATCGTCAAGAAAGAATACGACGCGGACGTGGTAACAGAAACAGGATGGAAGCCGGTGCTGAAAGAAATCGAGGAAGCGCGCGACGAGTTCTGGCGCTCGCAAGGATGGAAAGAATGAAAACGGGCATCATCATCCAACAATGCTTTTCATCCGGCGAGTTCGTGGACATGATGCGCCTGACGCACGCCCGCCACACCGCTTACGCGCGCGCGTGGGATATGGACATCTGGACGATCTACGGCGACCTGATGACCCATCTCAAAATGTACCACTGGGGCGGCTGGGGCAAGATCGACCTCATCCGGCGCGCCCTGGAGCAGGGCTACAAGTACATCGCCTGGATCGACGCCGACGCGGCGATCATGGACTTTAATACCGACCTGCGGGACGCATTGAAGGGCACGGATGCGCTGATCGGCGCATGTCTGCATGACGCGCCCTGGTTTGCAAGCTTAGGCGTGCCTGTCCACCATAACACAGGGTGCATGTACCTGCGGGGCGGCGAACGCGCGCTGGCGTTTGTCAAAGCCTGGGCGGATACCTACGAGGTCGCCATCAAAGACCGCTGGCTGGAGCAGGGGCAGTTCAATCGCATGATTACCGAGCCGGAGTGGGCGGGCATATTCGCGGAGATCCCCGCCAAATGGAACTCGACGGCCAACGTCAACGAATGCCCAAATCCCGTCGTCGCGGGCTGGCACGGCGTCAGCCCTGTGGCGCAGCGCCTGGAAATGATGAAAGCCGCGATGAAAGACGACTGGTTCAAGTACAAGGTTTAGAGGTGAACTATGGCGCGTGAAGGCATGACCGACCTGATCGAAACCCTGCGCGGGATGGCCGACGCGGAGGTCAGCGAGTTCACCCTGGGCACGGTGGTGTATTGGAATGACAACGCGCTGCAAAACGTGCTCGACCGCCACCGCCAGGACTTCTACGAGGTGAGCCTGTCCCCGATTGGCTCAACCACGGGCGGCTCGATTGGCTTCTACCGCTACGAGACGGGCATCCCCAACCAGGAAAGCGGCACGGCGGTTTTCAAGATCGCCGATGTGGGCGGCACGGCCTACGCTGGCAGCGCTTACAACATGGATTATGCCCTGGGCATCCTCACCTGGAACAGCGACACCAAAGGCACGGTGATGTATCTCAGCGGGCGGTGCTACGACCTGAACGCGGCTGCGGCCGAAGTGTGGCGTTTCAAAGCTGCCAACGCGACGAAATATTACGACTTTTCCACCGACAACCATAAGCTCAGCCGCTCGCAACTGCGCCAGGCTTTCTTAGAGCAGGCGCAGTATTACAGCGGGTTAGCCGGGCCGAAAAACATCGAGATGGTGCGCGGAGACTTAGAAACCTATGACCTTGACTGACCGCGAACTGGACGGAATGCGCAAAGCGGTGGAGGAACTGCTGCCTTCGACCTGCTACATCCTCAGCGTTACCTTGACGGCGGATGGGGCGGGGGAGTTCGCGCAAAGCTGGGGCACGGCGGACGTGCAGCCCTGCCGGCTTGACCCGATCCGCGGGCGCGACCAGGGTTTCGAGCGCATGGCGGGCGCGGCGGTGACATCGTTCAGCCGCTACATGCTGACCCTGCCGCATCACGCGGCAATCAGCGCGGGCAGCCGGGTGCGCATCAACGCGGTGGATTACAACGTGTTGGGACTGACGCCTGCCGACGACTGGAAGCTGAACACGCGCGCGGAGGTGGCGAAGATATGAGCGTCACCGTGAAACTGGACACCAAAGAGCTTGACCGCATCGCTGCCCAGGTGGGCATGAAGCGCGACAAGATCGTGGAGGCGTTTGCGTTCAAGATCGAGCGCGCGGCAAAGATGCGCTGCCCGGTGGATACCGGCGCACTGCGAAGCAGCATACACACCAGGAGCAAGCACGGCTCTACTTTGCAGAGTGTTCCTCTATCCGGCAACCGCATCATGGTGGATATTCCATCGCCCAGCGGCAAGATTATCGCTATTGTCGGGTCCGGCATGAACTACGCGGCTTACGTGGAACTGGGCACGCACAAAATGAGCGCGCAGCCATATCTCGGCCCGGCGGTCGAAGAAAACGCGCAGAAGCTGAACGACGGCACGATGTGGCGGGAGTTGTTCACATGAGCACCAACAACGCCATCGGCTCGGCACTGTGGACGAAGTTAGCAGGTGACAGCACCCTGACCGCGATGCTGGCAGGCACGGCGTCGGTGTACCGCACGCGCGCGCCCGAAGGGGCAGCGCTGCCTTACGTGGTGTATTCGCAGTACGCGGGCGGGCCGCTGAACATCGTGGCGTCTGACCTGCGCGACATGATTTATTTTGTGCGCGGGTACGGCACGACGATGAACCAGGCAGGGAGCATCGACGCGCGGGTGAGCGTGGATTTACACCGCGGCACGCTGGCAGTCAGCGGATATACGACCTACTGGCTGGCGCGTGAATCGGATTTGGAACTGGAAGAAGAACTACCCAACGGGCAGGCGGTTTTTATGTCCGGCGGGCTGTATCGAATTAGCCTTGACGATTAGGAGTTAGCAATGACAGCATTTAAAGGTTCGGCTTTAACGTTGCAGTGGATCACACCCGCCGGGACACTGGCGCTGGACGTGGATTATCGCACCTGGTCTTACACCCCAAGCATTGAAATGCTTGACCAGACCGCAGGCGCGGATACCGCGCGCAGCTACGTGGCGGGGTTCAAGGACGGGCAGGCGCAGGCCGCGGGTTTGATCCAGGCGGGCAGCCTGTACGCATACGCCACGGCGCTGACCGAGGGCCAGATTGGCACCATCGTTTTTCGCCCTGAAGGCTCTGCCGCAGGCAAATTCACCGGCACAATTCCGGCGATCTCCAACGGCCTGGCGCAGAACACAGTGTACGACGGCCTGATGGAATGGTCGTGCTCCTGGATGCAGAACGGCGCGCGCTCGGAAGGGACGCTGTAAATGGATTTTGTGATTGACCTGTCGAAGATCACCATCGCCGAATACCGCAGCCTGTTCAGCAGCGAACAATCGGAAGCCGACGGGGATGCCATCATCGGCAAAGCCGTCGGGTTGAGCGGGGCAGAGGTCGGGGCGCTGAATATGCTCGATTACAAGCGCCTGATTAAGACCTTCTACGCGAAGGCGCGGGAGCCGCTCGCCGACCCAAACTGAGTAAGCGGGTTTATCTGGCTTTGGCGATGGATGAACCCGCGCCGTTCGAGATGGTGATTTGGGACCTGGTGGAGCGCTTCCATTGGACGCTGGATTACGCCAGGAGCATCAGCCTGGCAGACCTGCGCGAACTACACCAGATTGACGACGGCAAGAACAAGGCCAGCCACAGCCTGCTGAGGAAAAACAAATGAGTCAGAAGATTGCTAGCTTATACGCGAGCATAGAAGCCGACACAAGCAAACTGGAAAAGGGTCTGAAAGAAAGCAAGACCAAACTGCAAGGGGTTGAATCGGCGATTGCCAACGTGGTCAAGGTCGGCGCGGGCATTATCGGCGTGGGCGTCGCCATGAAGCAGGCGTTTGACTTCGGCAAAGAAGGCGCATCGCTGGAATACGCCGCAGGCAAGTTTGACCGCCTGGCAGACGCGGCAGGATCCACGGGCGACGTGCTGCTGGGCAAATTGCGCGCAGCCGTCAAGGGTACGCGCTCAGACATGGAACTGATGGCCAGCGCCGGAGACTTCATGGCGCTGGGACTGGCAAAGACAGAAAGCGAAGTGGTGCGCCTGACGCGGGTGGCGGGCGCGCTGAACATGGACATGAACCAACTTGTCCTGACGCTGACCAATCAAACCACCATGCGCTTCGACCAGTTAGGCGTTTCGGTGGACGGGTTCAAAGAGAAAGTCAAGGCGCTGGAAGATCAGGGCATGGACACCAACGCCGCTTTCAAAGAGGCGTTTCTCCAGCAGGCTGAAGCACAAATAGTAAAGGTGGGAGACGCAGCAGATACCACGTTAGGCGCGTTCAATCGACTGGAAGCCAGCACCGGGAATATAGCCAACAAGATGAAAACCGCCTTTGTCCCCATTCTAGCAGATGCGGCAGGCGCACTAGATGGCTTGTTGACCAACCAGCAAAAAGTCGATGACGTGATGGCGGCGCACGAGTTGGACATGCGTAAAGTTTCTAAAAGCTATGTCGAATACATTGAGGAGATGAAACGCGCCGCCACAGTCACTGGTAGATTTATAGACGCCAATGGCAACCTGCGCGACTCGATGGGCAATGTCTATAAAGCATCTTTTGCGCTTACCGAAATCGAGTGGAAAGTTGCACAAGGCTATTATGACATCCAGGACGAGGGCACACGCGCGGCAACAGCACACGAACGTTTTGCAGATTCTACAAAAGTTACGGCGGGCGCATTGGGGGATTTATGGCTGGCGCAACAAAACGAGGCAGATGCCTGGTCAGACACCAGCGGAGCAATGGAGAATTATCTTGA